AGAACGTGCAGGTTTGATGAAGATGCTTGCAACGAAACGGTTTGAATCGATCACAGCAGCAGTGTTGTTTGTTTCATCACACACAACCCTGAAGTCTGTAATCCCCCTTCTTCCTTGAATCTCACGTAAGAACGGTTCGACGATACCAACAAACTCTGATCGAGTAAACTCGTCGTTAAACTCAAACAAAACATTTTCTGATGCTTGTTTGATTGCTCTTTCGATAGTAAGGAAAAGTCTTCGTACATTGATACGATCAAATGCGCTGGGACGCGACTCTTTGGTCTTGTCTCCGTATAGAAGAATCCCCTGTCCGGGAAGATTTACGATTGGGTTGATGCCTGTTTTATACAAGGTATCCCTTGCTGCTCTGTCAGCATTCCAACCCAATGATGTTACTCCGAAATAAAGTCCTCGTCTCTGACCCGCAGGAGAGAACCAAGGTGCAGCAACTTGGTCAGTAAGTGCCATCAATCCTGCAGTAGAACTAGCAGCAGGAATAAACACATACTTATCGTTATACTTGTCATATACTTTTAAGAAGTTATTATCACAGATCAAGTATGAAGATGCTACATAGTTCAGTCCAGTAATTGCTGTAATAATTTCAGAAGTATTAGACTGATTGAACACCGCATCTCTGCTAGGAGATGCTATCGCAACACAATCTTTTCTTTGTGTTGCAGCGATACCAGCAACATAATCTACTACCGTTTTATGGTCAACATCATTTACCATACTTGGGCAAATTAGTAAATCAACCGTGATGTTTTCAGGATCGTTAAACGTATCCCATCCGGTTTGATAATCTCCTGTGTCTAGTGCAGGAGATGCTACACCATTTGCCAATGTTAGGTTTCCGTTAGCAATACCGGAAGTAAAAGTAGTATCTCTCGCACTACCTAATTCAGTAAGTTCTGAGATATCTGTTACCCAAACATAATTTGACCTAGCATTGATAACGTCTACCAGATAGTTATTACTACCATCTGCTGTTAATGCTCCGTCAATTTGAGAAACATAGGGAAACTTTTCTAGGACAGTTCCCGGAGTACCTGTGAAAGTACCTTCCATATCAACAATAGCAACGTGCACTTCATCGTCTGCTCCACCATACTTTGCTGCATATGATGAAGTTCCGGGTTTACCATCAAACTCTGCTGTTAGATCAACAGCGGGGTCTGCGATACTCCACGATGCAAAGTTAGCACTATCTGCACAGAATGCAAGACTTAAACTGTCACCAGCAGTTCCGGGATATTTTGCAATAACCTCGAATGCACCCAGACCAGATTCTTGTGACTCAAAGTCTGCTCTGTTTTTTACCATCTGGGTAGGAGTTCCTGTGTGTACAGAATTCCTTGCAGCGGCGTCTGCGGCTCTAGTCACATACATTGCGCCAGAATATTTTAAGAAGTAAGATGCTGATAGAAAATCAATAGCAGCACTATCACTGCTAAGAGAGGGAGAACCAAACGCTTCTACCAATCCTGCCTCGTTAGAGACTAAAACGGGTTGTTCTACTGGTCCCCAATTAAAGTCTCCTACAAAAGCACCCGTAGAGGTATCGACTGCGGGAACTACTCCCGAAAGATCGATCTCTTTGACTGTAATGTTGGGAGACGCGAATTGATTAGCCATAATCGTGTCCTTTTTTTCGTTTACCTATGATAAGAAAACATAATACGGAGAATTTCACTATGTTTTTATTTATAAATAATCGAAATTTACCACATCTCTTCGACATCTACGGGTTGCCAAATACCCCATGCCTTTCTCTCCATATCTTCTCGCGTCTCTAGTTCTTCGATGTATTCACTACCATCGTCGATAACACCAAAAGGAACGACATCTGCCTCGATATCTTTCATGCGTTGTTCGAACAACATCTGCTTAAGATCAATGTCAGACATATTGTAGAACATCTCTGTACCCACAAAGAAACCAAACATAACTAAGTTCATCATCAAGTCATCATGGTTGCCTTCTGATGCCTCGTATGACTGACCTTTGAGGACAAAAGTGGAGATCTCCATGATAGTCTCTTCATCGACAATCTCTAACTTCTTTTCTTCTAGTAAATCTTTGATACCGGAACAACCAATGCGCTTGGTCCTACGGTTCATTTCCACACCGATTTGAGAAGACTTGATAGCAGAAGAAACGTGCACGTTCTCATACTCTATGTCATAATATAGTCCATTGCAGACTACAGCACCTTGATCATTATTCTCAATAACGACATATGCATTATTGTAAACGGCAGCATACTTATATATAATATTAGGGAAGAGTATTGGAGAGATAGTATTGTTCCGATACACAGCCA